GTATCGGACAAGACAGGACATGCATATGGTTCTGATTTATAAGGAAAACAATTATGTGTGCTAAATGTGGATGCAATCACATCAACTACCAACACGAAATGCCTAAGGTAGAAGGTTCATCCTTCACACCACAGGTAGTAAACTACAACATGCCGAAGGTACCAGCAGTTCCTGCCATGCCTAGGTCAACCAAGAAAGGCAAGTAACATGGCAGTAAAGAAAATGACTGGTGGAAGTAAGTCAGTAAAAAAAACAAAGACAATGCCTAAAGCCGCTAAGTTAATGGGCGCACCAGCAAGTGCAAGGCAGCCAAAAGCAAAATCTGCAGCACCAACAGTGGCTAAAAACATGGGTGCTCCTGCAAGCGCAAGACAAAAAGCAGGAAAGATGAGGTCCACTGGCAGTGCAAAAACAACAACTGTATCACGTGGTAGCAATACCAGGAAGCAAGTTGAAGACATGAACCAACGCGAATGGTTTAATGCACAGCGCGATGTAAAGCAGAAGCGTTCCAAGAGTGGAAATATTATCGGCTCAACTATTCCAGGATTCAAAGTATCTAAAGCAATGGCTGACCTAGAAGGATTTGATGTTGCCGATGAGCGCAAGCGTCAACGCGCTGGTGGCGGTCTTACAAGAAAAAATGTTAACCAATCAAGTAGTTCACTTAAGTCGGTTTCAAAGCCAAAAGCAAAAGCAAAAGGAAAAAGGTAAATAATCATGGCAATTAAAAAAGAGTCTGGCGGAAACAAGAAGCCAATGGCAAAGATGGCTATTAAAGGTCAAGCAAACCGTTCAATGAAAAAGATGGCAGAAAAGGCAAAGCCAAAGTCTAATTCTGAAACTAAGATTGGTAAATCACGTGGTAGCAATACTCCTAAACAAATAGGTGACATGAACGAGCGTGAAAACTACAATTCTGTTCGTGCAAGGGATACTAAATCTCTTAAGCAAACAAATGCTTATGTTGGAAAAGATGGTAAGACATATAGCGGAACAATTAAGACTACTTCAGGTTCTAATAGCAAAGGTAGTAAAACACTACGCACTGGTGGTAGAGGTCGTTAATCATGGCAGCCAAACCAACTAAAAAAGTTACCACCAAACCATCTGTTCGTGGTGGACCTGGTGTGGCTGGCAAGAACGTATCCAAAACTGCTAGACAACCTAAGAGTGCAGACAAAACTTACAACGCTCACAAAGCATCGGTTGCTAAGGCTCGTTTAGAATATGCAGCAATAGACAAACTATATCAAAAGGGACCACTCAGTAGAGTGTTAACTGGAAATATTAATAAGTATCAAAAAGATTTTGACAAGGTATTTAAGACCTTGGAAGAATTAAAAATTAAAGATAGAAGTTTTGTTAAGTCTGGATATAAAGCACAGTTTTCTGGAAACAAATCATTCTCTGGAAAAAAGAAGAAGTAACCATGGCAGTTAAGAAGGACCCACGATTAACACGTGTAGGTGTTTCTGGCTACAATCAGCCGAAGCGTACACCTGGACATCCAACTAAGTCACACGTAGTTGTGGCTAAAGAAGGTACACAGGTTAAGACTATTCGCTTTGGTCAACAAGGTGTGACGGGTGATAGACAACCTACCGCAAGACAGGCTTCGTTTAAAGCCCGTCACGCCAAAAATATCGCTAAAGGCAAGATGAGCGCAGCATACTGGGCAGATAAGGTTAAATGGTAATGGCAACATTCGGTTCAATGACTGATGAGGTAGCACGTAAACTAGCAGGGTTTACGCTACGTCAAGACCGTCAGACACATCTCACTGCTGCGCTCAATGCGACAGCAACAACAATCACTGTTGCCTCTGCAAACAACATCTCTTCAGGTATCATCCAGATTGATGACGAATTAATCTATGTAGATTCTTATGACCGTGTGGCTGGAACACTAAGCATTCCACCTTATGGTCGTGGATACAATGGTACTTCTGCCGCAACGCATCAGAACGGTGCACGTGTAATTGTTTCTCCTACATTCCCATCTGTGGATGTCAAAGATGCAATTAACGAAACCTTACTTGCTACATTCCCAGACCTATACACCACTGGCACACACACATTCTCGTTCTCTCCAGCCAAGTCTACCTACGCTTTACCTGATGAAGTTGAAACAGTATTGGCGGTATCCTATGAAACTACTGGTCCTACTAAAGAATGGCTTCCAGTTCGTGGTTATCGGATTGACCCTATGGCTAATGTTGATTCTTTTAATTCTAAAAATAGTATTACTCTGCTATCTGGCGTTGAGTCTGGTCGCACTGTCCAAGTATTCTATACCTCTGCTCCTACCGTAATGGATGCTAACGATGATGACTTTGAAATAGTTACAGGTCTACCTATATCTTGCAAAGATGTCATTGTTCTAGGTGCAACTGCACGTCTAGCATCCTTCATTGACCCAGGTCGCTTGACCTTTGGTTCTGCTGAGTCTGACCAACAGTCACAGATTGCTGGTCGTTCCTATGGTGCAGGTACTAACGCATCTAAATACTTACTTGCTCTTTACGACAAGCGTCTATCTGAAGAAGCAAGAAAACTTAATGACCGCAATCCAATCCGTATCCACTTCACCCGATAGGTAAACCATGGCACGTAATTATTCCTCAGTTGTTGAACCAAAGACATTAACAGCAAACATCACTGATGCTTCAGCGACACAGATTACATTAAACAATGTTACTGGTTTACCTAGTGCACCCTATGTTCTTGTAATTAATCCAGATACCGCTAAAGAAGAAGTGGTCTTAGTTACTGTTGACCAGACTGGTGTAACTTCACCAACTCTAAAAGTACAGCGTGCTATTGAAGCAAGTGGTGGTGCTGGTGTTGCTCGCAACGACCATACCATTGGTGACGTTGTTAAGCACATGATTGTTGGTTCTGACCTCCAGATTGTGCATGACCACGTTGATAACACTTCTGCTCACGATGCAACTGGTGGCGTTGTTGGTTTAACCAAGACTCAGACTCTAACCAACAAGACTTTGACTACTCCAAAAATTAACGAGAATGTTAATCTTACTGCTACGTCAACAGAGTTAAATGTTCTTGACGGTATTACTGCGTCTACTGCTGAACTTAATTATGTTGATGGTGTTACATCTGCCATTCAAACTCAAATTAACACAGTTAACTCTACACTTTCTACACTTGAAGTATTTCCAAAGGGAATGATTTCACCTTTTGCTGGTTCAAGTGCTCCGACTGGTTGGTTCTTGTGTGATGGTAGTGCTAAAAGTCGCACTACTTACTCAGCATTGTTTGCTGTAGTTAGCACAACTTATGGTGTTGGTGACAACTCAACTACATTTAATATACCTGACCTTCGTGGTCGTACACCTATTGGTGTTGGCACTGGTACTGGTCTTACTGCCCGTGCTCTTGCGGACATTGTTGGTGTTGAATCTGTAACCCTTACTGCATTACAGTCTGGTCTTCGTGGACATGGTCACGGAAACACTTTAGGTATTAACGGCGGAGACCACACTCACAGTATTAACGCAGCATACACTTCTGATAATAGCCACGACCATGCTGGTAGACCCGCTGGATGGGAAGACTGGGCATCTGGTGCACCTGACCGTTCTGGAGCATATGAAGTTCTTTCTAATGCAGCAATGAGTGCAAGTCACTCTCATGGTATTACTGGTGGAGTTTCTGATGTTGCTGCATCTGCTGCAACTGATGCCCATGAAAACATGCAACCATCACTTGTTGTTAACTACATTATCAAACACTAAGGAGTATAGGTGCCAACTTATGACATCACAGAAGACACTCCGTATGATATTTCTATTCCATCAACGGAAGCAACTTTTGAATTAACTGACACTGCTTATGATGTTGTCATTGATGACTTACCCTTTATCGTTAAGGTAAGCAATCAGGACCCATACCGCCGTGAGACTGCGCCATATAAGAAGGACCAGTTTGATAACAGTCCTGAACCAGGTGAGCAATCTCTCACTGGTTGGTGGTTGCGTTCACAAACATCCTGGCATAACGGTAGTGGTATTTCATTCTACGAACCAGGAACAGACTATCAACATGTAACTCACAGGTTTGCTGACAGTCGTGGTGTAGACGTATGGACGATTGGTGAAGCAACACTTCTTCCAGAAGTTGTTGATGTTTACACTGGTGATAACTTAATCAATGCTGCTGTTGGTAGTGACGGTACAGATGTACTTGTGTCTGGTGACTCAGTTGGTGCGCTGAAGAAGATTGCCTTTAGTGGTGACAATGATGCAACTGCTACAGCATACACAATAGCAAGCCACACAGCATACCCATTTAGTTCTGTTACTACCGATGGAACTAACTACTACGCTACTTGCTCTCGTGCTATCCACACTGGTCCTATTGGCAGTGACTCTGATATACTGGCATTTAAGTTCAGCAACTCAAGCATAACTGAAACCTTCATTCAATACGTTAAAGGCTATGTTCTATTTGGTGTAAACAATTCCATATATAACATGAACTCTCTTGCTGGTGGTTTTATTCCTAGTGGAGCAGGTAGAACAACATCATCACACAGCCACACATCTGGTACCGATACTATGCCATCAGGAGTAAAGACACACATTAATCCAAACTGGAAGTGGAATGATGCTACTGCTGGTCCTGCTGCCATCTACATGTCAGGTAATGCTGGCAATAATGGTGAAGTATGGCAAGTATTGTTTGATGAAGCAACAAATAACATTGATATGCCTGGCTCAACCATGGTTCTTTCTTTACCAGATGGTGAAACAGTTAACGCAATACATTACTACCTCGGTATTTTAGCGCTAGGCACAAGCAAGGGTCTACGTATATGTCCTATCAATGTCAATGGTCAAGTAATTCTTGGTCCACTGCTGTACGAAAATGGTTACTACCCAGTCAGTGGCTTCACTGAATCTGGTAACTACATCTATGCAGCAACTAAGACAGATAATGAAAACGCAAGTAAAACCCACGCCTGTCTTATTCGTGTAGATTTATCTGCACAGTTTGATGATGGTACCTACGCATTTGCACATGACCTTGAGTATCGTAGTTCTGTAAATGAAACCTACGCAGTAAGCAATAAGGCTTTAACAAGTAACGTTGCCACTATAACCACATCTCTTGCACATGATTTTAATGTTGGCAATACTATAACTGTTGCTGGTGTTGATGCTACGTTTAACGGTACCTATGTAGTAACTGCTAAAACATCTACAACTATTTCATACGCTAAGACTGCTACTAATGTCACCTCAACTGCTGTTTCTCCACAGGGTACGGTAGTTGAAACTTCAAGTAATAGTGAAGCAACTGAGGTGTACCAGATTGGCAATCGCATAGTCATGGTTGTTGAAGAAGAAGGCGATGCTGCAGGTTCTGGTGAATTGCATATCCAAAGTGAAACACTTAAGCGAAATACTGGCTGGTTAAAAACTGGAAAGATTCGCTACGGTACCATTGAGCCTAAGTTCTTTAGGTACATAAATGTTCAGTGTACCACTGGTCAAGGTGACAACATCACCGTTTACACCATTAATAAAACTGGTCAAGAAAATTCTCTTGCTGTATTGTCTGAGGGCTTAAGCAATCAAGATGTATTTATCAATACACCTAGTACCAAGCAAGAGTTTATGGCATTTAAGTTTGTGTTTAATAACGTAACAGATGACCAAGACTTACCAGTAATGGAAGCCTACCAAATCAAGGCTTTACCTGCCGCACGTAGGCAACGTATGTACCAGTTCCCATTGTCCTGCTACGACACAGAGATGGATAGATTTAGTGCCGTCTTTGGTTACAAGGGTCGTGCGATGGAGTACATCCAGCGTCTTGAAGCCATTGAAGAAACAGGTAAGTTTGTTAATGTAACTGACTACCGTACAGGTGAGCAGTTCCAGGGCGTGATTGAAGAAGTCCGCTTCACTAATGAATCTTCCCCAGATAAAGACAACAACGGCTTTGGTGGCTTGTTGCTAGTAACAGTAAGGAAACTATAAATGAGTAAGTTACAAAACTTAGGCATCTGGTTAGCAGATAGCCCACTAGGTGGAATGTTTAAGGCAGCACTAGGTGCTGTACTTGTATACGTTCTAGATAACGTTGCATCTTTTGACCTAGCACCTGTTGTCATTATTGCACTAGGTGCAGCATTGCCAGTAGCAATCAACTACGTCAATGGCATGGATGTACGTTACGGAAGCGTAAGCGAATAGTGTATCCAGTAAAGAACGCAATCGTATCTCAAGCATACGGTGTCAAGTCAAGGCGTTACAAAATTGGATTCCATGACGGTGTTGACTTTGCTTGCAAGACTGGTACACCAGTATACGCAGCACGTAAAGGTGTAGTAACTTCAAGTAACTGGGGTGCTGACTATGGCAAGCACATCGTACAGCGTAGGACTTACCCACTAGGAACTAAGAACCATCTTGTGTATGCACACCTATCTAAGGTGTTTGTATCTGCTGGTGATAAAATTAAAAAGGGACAGTTGATTGGTCTTACTGGTAATACAGGTAAAAGTACTGCTCCCCATCTTCACTTCGGTGAACGCAATGGTGCTCGCTGGAGCACAAGTCAGCCAGTTAATCCTCAACAGACATTGGACGCATAATGATTGCTAAAGTAGAATCAAACAAGGACAAGCAGTCCATCATCTCAGGTAAAGCCGTTGCTGTACGCATCAATGGTAAAACATCTTGGAAGGGTTCAACACGAACTAAGCGCAACATGTGGGAGACTACCGTACAGGTAGAACTACCAGGTGGTGGACTACCAAGCGTCATCCGCTTTCGCTTCTGTCGCTACCCAGGAACTGCCAAGGCAGATTACACTGGGCACTTCTCTTATCCAGTGCACCCAGGTATGGCAGGTAAGACAGTGTGGGTAACACTAGCCCATGGCTTCATCTCAGGTGGGTCTATGCCAGTTGGTCTGTTCATTGACCACGATGGTAGTGCCCCAATCGTCCTTGACGGACGGCAGATAAAGGCTAATTAGAGGCTCACAGAGCCACGTAGAGACACGTATACCCCTCTGGGGTAGTTAGATACCACATCGGTACTTGACTATCTTAGAGGGGTTATTTTTTGTGTCTAAAAACTTGTACAAGTTTAGGTATAAATTACTCTTCACCTTTAATGGTTGATAGCATTAGGTCAGCAGCAGCATAGGCTTCTGCACACAGAGCAGCACTACGTAAATTAAAATCCTTTGGGTCCTCTGGGTTGAGGGCTTTACGAATGTGTTCTTCTTCAGCCGATTTAAACGCTTCAATGAAGGACTCAAACAATTCAAAGTCAGCAGATGACTTAACTAAATTTGCCAGTCTTTCTAATTCTTTTTCCTTATCTTCCATAACTATCCTACCTTGTGCTGACAGTAGCAACCGATGTAGTTGCACTTAGCATGGAGCATGGCAGATACCTGAGACATGTCTATCTTGCTTGCGTCTCCTGCATCACGGCAGTTCTTGCATATCATTTGTTACCTCCTCGTTATCATCATCCCTGAATGGCGGAAAGCCACCAAGGTTTCTTACTATCTTATTCAATGCACGATTAGCAGCCATAGCCGTAGCCTTAGCAGTTGGTCGCTCGCTGTTGGTATCCTCGTGCAACTGCGTTGAGTCTACATCCTGAGCATAGAACAAGAACACTAGGTTCTGTTCAACCTCATCTAGTTTACCAAAGGCATCACGAATGTCAGCACCATAAGCCATCCAGTCACCAGACTCCGATGGAGCCTTGGTGCTACGACCCATGTTAGTCATTGCTGTTTCTAGTTTCTCCCAGTTGTCTGTGAGTACACCAGGTATGAGCATCTTAACAAAGTCTTTGCTGTACCAGAAGTTATCCATTGCATTGTAGCCCTCGGCTACTGCTTTCTCCTTGACACAGTAATCAAGAGCAGCGTTGCGTAGGGACTTAGCAATCAACTTGTCACAGGACTTCTCGTCCTGCTCTATCTTCCACCTAGCAATGTTGTTAGGGTGTTCGGCAAACCATAGCCATAGTTCTTGTTCAATGTCTGCACGGTCTACCATGTTATACTTGTTACGGTACTCACTGGCTATCTGTTGCACCATGTCGTAGTAGTCTGTGACTTGCTGTTCTTGTAGTCTTTGGATGCGACTAGCATCTTCTACTTGGTTACACACTATTTACCCCACACCTTTCCATCAACAACAAACGTGCCGTCCTTGTGGATAGGAATAAGTTTAGGTGTAACCTTTTGACCGTCAATGTAAAGAACACCGATAGCCTGTTGCCAGTTGGCAATGCCACCCTTTAGGTATGATGCTTTCTTCTGGTCCATTAGGTTACCTACTTCAAGTCCCCAAATGGTGCGAGTTGATACACCTGATACGGATTCGGTGTAGTGCAGTAGTCCTGCTCTATGTGTATGACCACATACCACGGACATTCCTGTCTTCTTAGCCAAACCAAGGGCTGTCTGCCCACCAGTTTGATTCACAGAACCTTCATCGCCATGTAAGAGTAACCACTTAGGTGCTACTTCCCACGGCTTGCTGTGGTAGGTGATACCTAGTTCTTTAAGGCGGAGGAAGTTCTCTAACTCAAACTCAGGTGCACCAAGTAGACCAGGTGCTCGCTTCATAATCGTGTTGTATAGACGGTCAGTGTGGTTACTACGGGTCATGTGTGTAACCTTTAGGTCTTCTAGTACTTGTACCGTTGCGTCACGGTCCTTGCCAATGCTGCGTTCGTATTCCATTGGTGTGCCCATAGACCAGCGACTGATAGTCTGCATGTCCATCTCATCACCAACAGATACCACGTCATCAGGTTTAAACGCCTTGATAAACTTGGCTACGTTAGCAACCGCACGCTTGTCATGGTATGGAACTTGCAGGTCACTTACAATTACTTTAACCTTCATGGTTTCCCTTTGGTAGTGGTTGATTGCAGTGCATACAGGTTATTATATTCAGGTTGTGTGATTCAAGTATACTAAAGATAAGATTAATTGCTTCTTCAAAAGTATCAAACTTAGCGTTGTTAAGGTTACGGTCTGTCAGTACTTCTCTTTTAGTTGCTGGCTTATCTGGTGACCTATCAAGTTCGTACACTCTCTTGTTGAGATTGTCTATTGATATGTTTATGGCTCGCCTAAATTTATCAAACTCTTCATGCTTAACTCTCATCATTGTAGTCCTTCGCCTCAGGGAACGTGTTATCTAAAATCATAACACCAATGACCCCATAGTTGGCGATGTCTACAAACGTGTCCCTTAGGGATTCATTCTCAGGCTTAACCCCTGATTCTATAAGGTTAATTAGCCGTGACATCTTGTCATACAACCGTACCTGTAGCCCGTTGAGCGGTCCACCTGGCGCATTGCGTATGTTGTTAGGACCATAGTCGCTCTGCTTCTTGATTAAGATATCCCACAGTTCTTCATATACATCAAGGGAATCTAACTCAAAGTCCTCAGGGTACAGGTCTTCCCATGCAGTGAAGGTAACACATGCTTCGCATATGCAGTCATCCTCTACCTCAAAGGCATCCTTGCTATCTCCAATGTTAAGGTCTCCCTTGACTCGGTTAAGCCAACTCTGGAAATCTTTAAGCCCATCTCCGAAAGCCTCCCAATCAGAAACTCTATCTCTTCCTGACTGAACGTAGTCATCCCACTCATCCTTCATATGGCTCATGCTGATACCTTATTCCTTAAATAGTCGTACCCTTGTGATAGGTACATTGAATTAACATCTTCACCCTCTGGCATCTGCAGTGTTACTACTGACGAGAGTTCTTTTGCGAGATTCTTTGCGAAGTCCGACCCTGGTTGGTCACCGTCAGCAAAAACATAGACCGTCTCAAAGTCTTGGAGGATGCGTGAGTAATGTTTCTTCCACGAGTTCGCACCAGGTACACCCACAGCAGGGATACCACACTTGTAATGCAAAGTAATTGCATCAATCTCACCCTCACATACCGCAATGTAATCTCCTGCTGATTGTAGCGCCGTCACATTGTACAGACGGGTAGAAGTCCCTGGTAAACCCATGTATTTGGGTTCACTGTTGTCCATGCTACGGAACCTGATGTCAACCACACCTGTCGGTGTGATGTACGGAATAACTAAGCGACCAACGTATGCTTCGTGACTAGGCAGAGGTTCTGCGACTACGCCCAGGTGGGCTATAGCCCCGTCTTCTAGAGATAATCCCCTCTTGTTGAGGTAACCTTCGGCTAGATGAATGTTTGCCTTGTATGTTGCCACGGCTTTCGCCAGTGATTGTTTCTGCGATTGTGATAGCCTCACGGAATCCAACTCCTTCTTTCTCCATAATTATTTTATAGGTGTCACCCTTAACTCCGCAAGCGTGACATGCAAATACGTTCTCTGTTACGTTGACACTAGCAGATGCAGTTGAATCTTCGTGCACTACACACTTTATCTTCTGCCATCCCCATGTTTCACGTATGTTAGTTGCACCGTAGTGCTCAAGCACAGGTTGAATGCTGTGCTTATTAGTCACTAGTGCCTCCGTCAACCATCCAATGCCACATGCAAACTGAATCTGTACAGTCTTCACAATCTTTTCTTGGTTCAAATTTCTTCATTAGTATCCTGCTTCCTCCAATAGTTTAAACCACTCAGACACTGGCATAGTGGCGTACCACTTACCAACGTCTAGTGTTCCTGTCTTCTTGTGTATGACAACGCCAGTCTCAGCCTTGTCATTAGCCATCTCCACCTCAAGTTCCTTGAGCCATGCAGATAACTTCATCTCTTTGTGGTTCTTGACCTCAATGACAACGGCAGGTAGACCAGCGATATCACCACGGTCATTGACTCCGTTGAGTGCACGTCTCTCAACGTGCTTGCGTCCCTTACTTACAAGCCAATTAACTACAGCAGTCTCAGCAGATGTACCTTTAATCTTGCTCTTGTTCATTTCTAATCCCATCTGCTATCATCGCAAACTGCAACTGTTCAGCAACCCACTCTAATGCACTACATGCTTCATGTAAGTCTTGCTCACAGAAGTCATCACCAGTATCACGTATTACCTTAATGATTTCATAGAAGGATACATACTGCTCACCCTTAAAGAACACACGTGATATGTGTCTGCTGTCCATTTAGTAATCATCTCTGTCCATGTACATAAGTAGTGCAAGGATACCAACTAGCCCCAGTATAACTAACCATTCCACCATTGTTCCTCCTCTAAGTTCTTAATGAACACTACAAGTTCTTCCCATGGTATGCAATGTTCTATGTCAACAACGTAGAAGTTATCATCGTGCCCACGATACTTGTCATGTAGTTGCTTGACTGTCCACTTTTCTTTGGTAGATGTAAGCAATCCAAACATAGCCTTGGTCTGGGCAGATACCATGACATAAGCGTACGGCTTCTGTAACTTAGCCTCATACCCTGACACGGTATCAACTATGATGTTGCCCCAAGGGAAATCTTTTAGTTCAGTGAACTCTATGTTGCGTGACTTAACCTCAAGGCATTCCCCTGAATCATCAAGGATGATGTCCTTCTCGGTGGCTGTCATCTCTGGTATCTCTGCAAACGAGACCACTATGTATAGGTCAGGTACTGTGCAACGCACGCCGTTTAAACGTAATCGCTCCGCAACTATCTCACCATACTTATGACCTTCAGTCATAGACTTTACGTAATCAAACGTCATTAGCCCTACTTAAATGAAGTCTTTTGTCTACATTGGCTAGTGCCATAAGTTTAGGACTATTGCTAGTCAACTCGTTGCCGTGTAGGTGCTTGACACTTGCTGACGCACCAATAACACCGCCAAGTTTCTTGGCTTGATTCCATAGGTCATCATCACCATACCACCAACGATAAGATTCATCTGCCAGTATGTCGTGCCTTAGATTAAGCACAAAGCAATAGCCTGATATCTTTCCACTATATGGAACTGGGTGTCCAAGTGTTGCGCCAGTTTCTTCCATAAGTTTAGCAATCTTGTTTAGTGGGTCATCACTAAGAACTAAGTCATCATTAAGTACAGCCATGTACTCAGCACCACGGTGTTTGGCAAAGTGAATACCCTTGTTCCACCAGCGATGAATGTTAATCTCACCATGGTCATAGACGTTATGTACGTATGGTGTTGGCGTGTTGTCAAAAGTGTTAACAATAACTATACGCTCGTGAGGTATATTGCTCTCCTCAATAATTTTTTCTAGGTATTTACGGCGCTCACCTACGGGTATCGTCAACCACAGGTTCATCGTGCATCTTCTAAGTCTGCAATGAACATATACTCTGGTAGGAACTGCAACCACACTGGGTTATTACCCGAAGGGTCAGCCTTACCGTAACGATTCTTTACACTAGCAACGCCAAGCATTCCGTCCTGCTGTCCCACTGTAAGGATAAGTGCAGGTAGTTGATTAACCATTCCCTGAACTGATGACCTTGGTTGACATGGTGTGCCTGAGTAACCCTCTTTGGTGTGGTGTAGTACCACAACGGCAGCGTTGGTATCTCTGGCTAGGTACTTAAGTTCCTTTAGTGCGCTACGCATAGCACCGAACTCTTCACCACCGTCCATGTTAATGTCCATTAAGTTATCAACAACTATCAACGCAGGGCTTTCGCCAAGCGTTTCTTCAAGGGCAGTAACCTCATCATCTAAGTCGCTTAGACTTGGTGATGAATCAAATGACCAGTAAATGTGTCGTGCTTGTGCCAACTTCTCTTTAGCCAAGTCAGGTTGCTCGGAGATAATCTTCTCTGCATCTGTCTGTGAGACACCCTCAATCATAGAATACAAACGCATTGCCATGGTGTGAGCATTGGTATCTGCTGATACGTACAGTGTTGGTGCTTGCATACGCAAGGCTAGTGCTAGGGCAAGTGTTGACTTACCTGCACCAGGTGTGCCAGCAATTAACGATACCTCTGAACGTCTAAAGATAATCTTATTCTGTTCAAAGGTACGAAATACTGACGGCATTGGTTCGCCACCAATGTCTGAACGTCCTACCGAACGGCTTAGTGTTTTCATTTGTCCTCCTTGTTAAGCGTGGGATGCACCGACTTGCACGATGAGTAGGCTTTCTGACCTACACCCCTATCCGTATTGACTGGCTTCCCCTCCAGCAATACAGACCTATATTCAGTTATGTTTTTCTAGTACCCGAAGTGCTAGAAACTGTTCCACTCTGGTGTGTTGCGGTTAGCAAACGTTGGTGAGCACTGGTCTGGTGTGCCCTTGGGTGTTGGGCAGAAGAATGCACGCCATTCTCCCTTAGCACCGTTGCCTGTTCGCTTAACCATTGCACCGTGAATGCACATCTTATCGCTACCTGCTGGTGCAGATGCCTGTACTGGCGGTGCAACAGGTGCAAACGCTGGTACTTCTGCAACAACTTCCCCACCTAGTGATGCCTGAACTAAAGCAACAGGGTCTGTTGCTAGTACACGTGGTGCTGATACACCAGTGAATGCTTCCTCTAGTGTGCTGATTGCATCAGGTGCACCCTGTGCTATCAACGCATTAACGTTAGCGATTAGTTCCTCGGCACTGTCACCACGTGCTGTGATGATTGTGCCCTTGTTTGTCTTTACGTTTACTACATAGTTCTTTTCCATTTACTTATCTCCATTCTGATACTTACAATCGTTCTTAAAATTACACATCTTACAGTGGTCAAAGTTAGGTATAAAGATACCAGCCCTCCGAGCCTTGTCAAACATTCCTACAATCTCTGACACCGTTTCACGTGTCCACTTATCTAGGTTGATTAACTCTGATGTTGCGCCCTTACGTGCGTCCCAGTATACACCATACTTAGG